GACCAGAGACCAAGTTCTGAGAACCAGCGCCCCCTGACAAGCCCGCCGCGTGCGGGCCTTTTTTTGTCTCGTCGATAAACATACCGTTGACACGGCGATAAACATGCTGTTTAATCACATCAACACGCCGCCACCCCGCGCGGCACTGATGGGAGAAGGCAGATGGCACGGATCACGATCAAGGGCTACCTCACCGCCACCCGCTACCGGTGGATGGAGCGCGACGAGCCGCTGCGCTTCAACTTCCAGAGCTGGGAGCCGCGCAAGGACGACACCGAGACCTTCGTCGTGCGGGAGCATGCCTTCGAGGTCGATGTGCCGGCGGACTTCAACGCGAACGCGGCCGAGATCGCCGCGCTGGAGGCGAAGAAGGACGCGCTGGCGGCCGAGTTCGCGAAGCAGGTGCGCGAGATCCAGGAGCAGCTCGCCAAGCGCCGCGCCCTCGAGTACACGCCCGTCGCGGAGGCCGCATGAACGCCCGCACGCAGGCGCCGATGCGCCGCCTGACCGACTTCCGCCCCGTACATGCGGTGGTCGGGCTCATCGAGAACATGCCGTTCCCGAGCCACGCCGAGCTCGACAGCATCGTGGCGGCGCTGAAAGCGCGCATCCAGCAGGCGCCCCGTCTGCGCTATGCGGCGCTGGCGCTCGCCGACGTGCAGGACGCGATCGACGACGCCGAGCCGGCCCCGGCCGAAGCGCTGGATCTGTCGTGCGACGGCTGCGCCGGCTCCGGCGTGAACCGGCACAACGGCAGCGGCTGCATCGCCTGCCACGGCCGCGGGGTGACGGCATGAGCAAGCAGAGCGAGGCCCGCGCGCTGCGTCCACTGGACCAGGAGAGAAGCATGAGGCGCCGCCGCACCTACTCCTGCCTCGCCATCGCGCGTCGGCACGGCTCCATGTTCCAGAAGCTCACCAGGAGGATCGCGTGGTAGCCGCAATCCTTCGTGACCTGACGCGGGAACGCCTGCAGCAGGTTCTCCACTACTGCCTGCACACCGGGATCTTCACTTGGCGCGTCGCGGTTGGTGTTGGACGCGGGTTCCGTTCGGCTGGGGCGCCGGCCGGCTGCATTCAGGGGCGCGGCTATATGCAGATCATGGTCGACGGGCGCAGGCACTACACGCACCGTCTCGCATGGCTCTACATGACGGGCTCATGGCCCGAGCAGCATGTCGACCACGTCAACGGAGACCGCTGTGACAACAGGTGGCGGAACCTCCGAGCGGCCGACCACAGCGTCAACAACCAAAACAGGCGCAAGGCCTCAAGGAACAACAAGCTGGGCGTGATCGGCGTCTCTAAGAAGGGCAATCGGTTCATCGCACAAATCACCTTCGATGGCCGGTGCCACCACATCGGATCGTTTGAGACCGCCGAGTTGGCGCACGCCGCCTACCTCGAAGTCAAACGCAATCGTCACCAAGGGAGCACGCTATGAGGCCTTTCTTCCTTCGCGGCTTCACGCAAGCCGACTTCGCCGACACCGTCGGGCGCACTCTGCCTGTGGTCACGCAGGTCCCTGGCGTTCATGTCCTTGGAGATGGCGGCGGGTTCTTCGACTGTCACCGCGTGATCCACCTGGAGCGCGACCTGTGGGTCTCCGAGCAGGAGCTGTCCGACCTCACCGCCGAGCAGGCGCTCGGCCGGCATGTCGCGATCGCGCTGCTTTTCTGGGTCGGCATCGCCGTCGCGGGCACCGCTTTCGCGGTGATGACGCTGCTCGGAGTGCTGCCGGCATGAGCTCCACCAGATACGTCGGCCCGCACTGGCCGCCGCACGTCGCGGTGAGCGACTGCTACCGCCCACCTCTCACGCCGGTCCCCTACGCCAAGCGAACGGAGCCGAGCCGCCCGCTCATGACGAAGGGCACGCCCTACGTCGCCGCCGTCGCAACGGATATCCGCGCCACCTTCCGGCGCGCTCGCTACCAGCTGCTGAAGGAGACCCCATGCGCGACCTGATCACCGCACTCCGCAAGGCCTGGCTCGCAGGCTCCGCCCGCTACTACGCGGTGCGCGAGGAGCAGCGCCGCCGGCATCTGCCCGACCCGTTCCTGCCGAAGTGACAGGCCCGCCGCGGCCGACGCGGCACACCTACCGAAGTTCAAGGAGTTTTCATGAGCACCGCTGTTTTGATCCTCGGCGAGTCCGGGACCGGCAAGAGCACCAGCTTGCGCAATCTGGACCCCGCCAAGACGCTGCTGATCCAGGCGATCAAGAAGCCGCTGCCCTTCAAAGCGAAGGGCTGGAAGGTCCGGGCCTGCCTCAAGTCCGAGGGCAACGTGATTCAGACCGACGACGCATCGCTGATCGAGAGGCTGCTGCGCCAGTCGCCGCACGAGGTCGTGGTCGTCGACGACTTCCAGTACGTGATGGCGAACGAGTACATGCGCCGCACGGCCGAGAAGGGCTACGAGAAGTTCACCGACATCGGGAAAAACGCCTGGAACGTGCTGACCGCGGCCACCGACCTGGACGATCGCCGCCGCGTTTACGTGCTCGCGCACACCACCACCGACGACAGCGGCCGCACCAAGATCAAGACGGTCGGCCGGATGCTCGACGAGAAGATCACCCTCGAAGGGATGGTCACGATCGTCCTGCGCACGCAGGTCCGCGACGGCCACTACACGTTCGCCACACAGAACAACGGCAGCGACACCACGAAGAGCCCGCTCCAGATGTTCCCGGAGCTCTACATCGACAACGACCTCGCTTACGTCGATCAGTGCATCCGGGAGTATTACGAGATCGACACCCCCTCCCCCACCGAAGCCTGAAGGAGCACACACCATGAGCTATCGACTCGACACCGCCGCGGCCAAGCAGGCCGACACCATCGTCAGCAGCATCCGGGAGACCGGCAAGTACATCGGCGTCATCACGCGCGCGGAGGCGCTGCTGTCCGACAAGGGCACGAAGGGCCTGGGCCTGTCGATCCGCACCGCGGACGGCCAGACGGCCGACTACCTGGACATCTACACGCACAACGCCAACGGCGAGCCGCTGTCGGGCGCCAAGACCGTCAACGCGATCATGGCCTGCCTGAAGCTGCGCGAGCTCGCCGACGGCCGCATCAAGTGCGAGAAGTGGGACAAGGCGGCCGGCAAGCGTCAGCAGTTCGACGTCGAGGGCTACCCCGACCTGATGGAGAAGCGGCTCGGTTTCCTGCTGCAGAAGGAACTCGGCACCAACAACCGCACCGGCGCCGATACCGAGCGCATGGTCGTGTTCGGCGTGTTCAGCGCGGACACCGAGCTGACCGCCTCCGAGATCCTGGAGAGCAAGACCAACCCCGAGCGGCTGTCGAAGATGCTCGACTTCCTCACGGCGCGCCCGGTGCGCGACAACCGCGAGAAGTCCGCGCGCCGGGCGCCGGCATCGAGCGGCGACGGTGTCCCGGCCGGTCGCTTTGACGACTCGGAAGAAATTCCGTTCTGATCCGGAGGCGCCATGCACATCACCCTGCACAGCGCATCCGAGACGGTGCGCGAGATGTTCGACCAAATCGATGCCGACACCGGCGAGTTGCCCGATGGCTACGAAAGCGCCCGCGCGCTCGTCCAGCAGAAGGCGACGGCCGTCATCGCCTACACGCTCGACAGCGAGCGCCAGGCGGACATGGCCGAGGAGTACGCCAAGGAGATCCTGGCGCGCGTGAAGGCGCAGCGCAACCGCGTGACGTGGCTTCGCTGCTACCTCGCCGAGCACATGGCCGCGCTCGGGATTACAGAGATTAAAGACGAGCGCGGCGTCTTCAAGGCGACGCTGGCGGTCGGCCGTGACGAGGCGGTCGAGGTCTTCGACGAGTCGCAGCTGTCGTTCGCGTTCATCCGCGCGGTCACCAAGACGGAGCCGGATCGGGCCGCGATCAAGGCGGCGATCAAGAGCGGCATGGAGGTGGCGGGCGCGAAGCTGGTGAAGCGCGACCGCTTGACGGTGCGATGACCAAGCGCGCCACCACAGCAGAGAAGGCCCACATGGACCGCGTCGCGGGGATCGGCTGCGTTCTGTGCCACGAGCTCGGCCAGCAGCCGACGGGCCGGATCACCTTGCACCACCCGCGCGAGGGCCAGGGTGGCGCGCAGCGGTCTCCGAACTGGCTCGTGATCCCGCTGTGCCAGGACTGCCACCAGGGCGAGCACAACGGATTCCACGGGCGCCGGGCGATGTGGAAGCTGGCGCGCTGGGACGAGATGGACGCCCTGGCCGCCACCATCGAGAGGCTGGCCGCATGAGCGAGCGCCGCTACTTCGTCCTGTCGCACCGCACGGCCCGCATGCGCGCCGCCCAGGCGGTGGCCGAGGCGCCGGAGGGCTACACGGTGTCGATCGCCCCGCCGAAGCGCAACGCCGACCAGAACGCGAAGTTCCACGCGATCTGCTCGGACCTCGCGCGATCCGGCATCCCGTGGGCCGGCAAGCCGCGCACTGCTGTGCAGTGGAAGGTGCTGCTCGTCAGCGGCCACGCCGCGGCGACGAAGGAAGGCGTCGAGATGATTCCAGGCCTCGAAAGCGAGTTTGTGAACATCCGCGAGAGCACGGCGCTGATGAGCAAGTCTCGCGCGTCGTCGCTGATCGAGTACAGCGTCGCGTTCTGCGCATCGCAGGGCGTCGAAACGGAACAGGAGGAGCAAGCATGAGCGACACCGACAACGCCGGCTGGACCGGCAACCCGCCAGGGATGCTGCAGGACGACAGCGCCGGCATGAGCAAGTGGCTGGCGTCGAAGCCGGACGCGATGCGGAACGCGCGCGAAGCTGCAGCAGCCATCGCGGCCCGCGCCCCGGAGTGCGTCATCGTGTGCCAGCAGTCCGTGGATTGCGGCGCGTGGCCTGACGGGGCGTGTGAGCAGGGGTGCGCGCAGGCCGAGCGTGCCGCCCAGGCCGGGGATGAGATGACCGAGGAACAGGTGCGCAAGCTGTCGAAGTCGAGCGGCGACATTTTCGGCGCCTGCTGGCCCGCTCTGTTCTGGCAGCACGCGACGCTGTTGGTGAACGCCGCCCTCGCCGCGCGCGGTGCACAGGCCGAGCCGAAGGATCACGAGATTGCCGTGACCGTGAACACCCTGCGCGACATCGCCCGGGAGTTCCACGATCACGAATCGCTGCGCGAGCGAATCGCACAGGTCGCCGTGCCGATGATGAAAGCCGCACGGAGGCTGGTATGAGCGCCGACCTCACCGACCGCGAACTGCTGGAGCTGGCCGCGAAGGCGGCGGGCGTAGAGGTTGAGTGGCGCCTCGGCGTGCGCGAAGGTGGCTACTACTTCGGTGAGACAGGCCGTTGGCTGGAATGGAACCCGCTCACCGACGACGGAGACGCGCTGCGGCTGGCGGTGGCGTTGAACCTTTGCGTGAACTTCGAAAGTCAGCCTGACGGCGCAGAGGTTTACGCCTTCGCCAACTGGGCGGACGATCCGACCGAGGCGGACGAGCCGCTCGGTCGTGATGCTGGAGCCGCCACCCGCCGCGCCATCGTCCGCGCGGCTGCCGAGATCGAAAGGACCAAGGGATGAGCGCCGACCTCACTGTGCCTCCGCCGTGGTGCGGCCCGATGCCGCGAGCCGACTTCTTGCGAGCCGCGCTCGTCGAGATTGCGGACAGCAAAAGCCTAACCGCCACCCCGACGCAGTTTTATCAGCACCTACAGCGAGTCGCATGTCGCGCCCTGACGGCCGACGCTCATGCTGAACAGGACTCCGACATTGGCGACGCCCTGCGCGACATCGCCTCGCTGTCAGCGCGCCTTGAAGCGGCAGAGCGGGATGCGGCGAACCTACGCGAGGAGTTGAAGCAGTGCCAACGAAGCCGATGAACCAGCAAGAGCGCATCCGCCGCGCCGTGTCAGTTGACGAAGCCGGGTGCTGGAACTGGCAACTTGGCCGCGACCGAGTTGGTTACGGCAGGGTCAAGGTGCAGATGGGCGCGCGGGAGAGCTTCCGGACGACCTCGGCCCACCGCTACGCCTATGAGCTTTGGGTCGGGCCGATCCCTGACGGAATGAACGTCCTGCATCGGTGCGACAACCCGCCCTGCTGCAACCCGGGTCACCTGTTCCTCGGAACGCAGCGCGACAACATGGCTGACATGCACAACAAGGGGCGTGGCCCTCGGGGCTACACGCGCGACAGCGAAACATGCCGGGCTAACGCGCTTCGTCGCGCCGCCATCGCCGCCGCCTCACAGGAGGCGAAGGGATGACGCAGCCAGCCGCGCCCTGCGACCACTGCCCCACAGCAGGCATTTGCACCTACCCGTACTGCCCCGCGCCGACTGAGGCCGAGATCGCAGCACTCGAGCGCGAGCTGCTCGCCTACGCCGCGACGTGGGAGCAGCGCCAATCGAAAGGAAACCCGGCATGACCCTGCCACCCCGCATCACCCGCGCCCACATCGCCACCCTGCTGGGCATCACGCCCGAGCGCTTCCGCAAGCTGGTGGAGAAGC